CATGTTGCTGCGTTTCGGAAGAGGTACGCGCCCGAGCTCGAGCGCGGCCTTGCGGCGCGCGATCTCGAGGCGCAGGCTCTGCGCGCCGGGGTCGGCCTCGAGCGCGCGCATCAGGCGCGCGATGCGCATGAAGTTGCGCTTCACGCGCTGCGGCGTCGACGGATTGACCGCGATGGGTTTCGCCGTAACCGCAATCTTCGGCGGGGTGGGCTTGAACAGCCAGTTGAACAACCGGTTGAGAAATCTCACGACTACCTCCTGCCTTGCGCGAATAGATAAACGTCGATGTCGGGCGACGTACCCCCGGAGAGGCGTGGGCGAACGTGCCGCACGGCCTCAGAGATGGCTTTGCCCCCGGCGCTCGAGAACGAGAGCGCGTTGCCTTGCGGGTCGGTCAGCGTGAACCACACGGATGCGTCCGCGCTGTTCGATCCCTCGATCACGACCGCGGTGCCGTCGAAGGTGCCCTGCACCTGCACGGAACGATCCGCTGCCTGGTACTGCGAGAACGGCTCCCCGGTATCGCTCACGTCCATGCCTTCCCAGGCGACGACGTATCCGCTGCCTTGGGTGCGCTCCTTCACCGCGTCGATGATTGCCATGTCTCTACCCCTGTGGTGCCGAGTAGCCCGAGAACTGCGGCGCGCCCTCGGTGTTCACTTCGCTCATGGTCTTGATGGCCGTGGCCGCGTCCTTCGCTGCCGGCGCCATCGCGGCCGCAGCTTGCGCGGCCTGCGCCTTCTGGCGCTCGGCGCGGATGTAGCCGACACGCTCGTCGGCAACGATCAGCGTCGGGTCGATCGCGAGCATGTCCGCGTACCGGTCGACGACCTGGTCGGCGTCGATCTTGTCGAGCACCTCGGGCTTGCCGCCCTGGGCCATCAGCACCACGGTGCCGAGGAGCCGGTCGACGGACCCCAGGCCCACGGCCTTCTGCGCCTGCGCGAGCATCGAGACGAACTCGACCTTGAGATCCATGCCGTGCATCTCCGGGGGCGGCATGAGCCCGCCGGTCAGCATGCCGGCCTCGACCATCTTCGCGAACGTGAGATCGATCAGCGGCGAGAGCATCTCGTCGTGCAGGCGCTCGAGCGTCGGCCCGAGCATGAGGAGCTTCTCCTCGTGGCGCTCGGCGATCTCGCGCGCGGTCACGGGTTGCCGGCGCTGGTCGTTCGAGATCATCAGGAACAGGTCGGCGTAGAACGCCTGGTAGATCCGGTGACGCACGTCCTGAATGTCCATGAGGAGGTGCGAGAGATCGAGCTTCACGTCGAAGAGGTTGTGCGCCTTCGCGCCCTGCGCGACCGCGCCCATGTACGTGACCCCGCCCGGGAGCGTGTCGGGGTCGCTCGATTTCATCTCGCCCGGGATGCCGATCGGGGGCAGCGTCATGTAGTCGATCGCCTGGCCCTTACGCAGCTGCTCCTGCTGGAGCTGCTTGATGTCGCCCAGGGCCTCCATCGCGACGCCGTTCCCGTACACGTCGCCCCCGCGCGTGTGCCAGCGCGGGCCCACGACGGGCATGTCCTCGTAGCCCGACTCGCGGAGCACCTTGTTCTCGTGCCCGTTCAGCTCGATGTAGCACGAGCGCCAGGCCATGTTCTTCGCGTCGCGCTTGCCGTACTCGCGATCACCGTGCGCACGCGGCTCGATCGCGTGCAGCACCGGCACCCAGTGCTCGAGCCGGTTCGTGTCCCACATCGTCTTGACGCTGTGGCTCACGTTGTCCCACTTCACCGAGCCCGACTTCACGCGCCGGTTGGGCGCGACGAACTTCTCGACGAGCTGCGAGACGGTGAGCTCGAACTCGCGATAGAGCGTGTCCACCTTGCCGCGCGAGTCGGTCGAGATCGCGTACTCGCCGGCCGTAAGCGGGTTGTGCCAGATGACGTGATCGAAGTCGTTGTCGACGATGCTGGTCGCGGTCGCGAACGCCCCCAGCTCCTCGTAGATCGTGTGCAGCGCGCGGTAGGTGTTCCCGCGCGCGAAGATGTCGCGCATGATCTGCGTGACGTTGTTCAGCCAGAGCTTGACGGGCTCGAGCTCCATGAGATCGGGGTCGGGCGTCGCGAGGCGAAACCACGGCCGCGCGGGGGATGTCATGCCGGCCATCATCCCGGCGGAGAGAATGCGCAACGCGCGCGTCGCCGTCGAGTCGTAGATCGAGTTGAAGTTCTTGTCGCCGCGGTTGCGGTCCTGCGAGAAGTACCGCCCGGAGAAGGGCAGCAGGTACTGGGTGATTTCCATCCACCGGCTGATCCAGCTCGAGCGCTCGAGCTTCAGCGCGCCCCAGCGCTGGAGCTTGCGCTCACGCAGCGTGAACTCGGTCACGCGCCTAGCTGCCGAGGAGCGAGCCCCGCCCGATGTTCAGGAGCGAAGGCGAGACGCCACCGGCGCCGGTGATCTGCGTGCTGCTGCCCCGCCCGCCGCCGGCCATGGCCGCGGCCGAGCGCCGAGCCTGCTGGTTGGGCTGACGCGCCGCCTGGGGTGGCTTACCCGGCTCGGGAATCTCAGGCATCTGAGGAGTGCCTGGCTGTTGGGACATGATCATCATCCCGGCCACGTACATCATGCTCGTAGGGTCACACATGGGTCAGCGCCTTTTTGACAGATCGTACGGATCGTGCCCCGTTCGCGCCCGCTTAAGCGTACGGCCTCTGAGCTCGCGCTTCTGCGCGTGCACGTTGTAGGCGAACGAGAGCATCAGCGAGTCGGCCCGGTTGGGCGAGGCGACGTCGCGCTTCTTCATGTCCTTCTTCGCTTCGAGCTGGATGATGCCGTCCATGCGCGGCACGGTCTGCGGCCCGATCAGGTCCGCGTAGAGCACGTTATCCTTGGGGATGGCGCCGCCCGCTTTCAACCAGTCGCGCCCTTGCTTCCACATGTACGAGCGCATGTTGAGGCAGCCCACGTCGGGCGATTGGCCGGCGAACCACACCAGCTGCCAGTCGCGCTCGAGCACCTTGCCGGCGCTCACGATGCCGGTGCCGTAGCCCGCATCGATGAAGACCGCATCGGCCTGGTGCTCGTCCTCGAGCTGCGCGAGCAGGTTCGCTACCTCGATATCGTTGTCATTCTTCGCGAGCGTGCGCAGGATCTCGAAGCGCAAGCCCTGGCGCTTCGCGATCACGAGCTCGTCGTCGCCCTCCCACGCAGGATCGCAGGTGAGGATCGTCGGCGCGAAGTTGTACTGCGTGAGATCGAGGTGCCGGCCGAATGCGGCATCGACGTCCTTCACGCTGATGAACTGCTTCGCGCTCATGGCGGGGAACATGCCGCGCACGCGGATCTTCACGAAGTCGGAGTCGAGCCCGTAGTCCTCGATCCACTCGTCGATCATCTTCTTGTTCGTGATCTGGACGCTGCGCGAATCGATCTGGCGCTGACTCCAACGATGCCGCTGCCCATGAAAGGCGCCGTGGAACCAGCCCGCGTTCTGCGTCGGGTTGCCGAACGCGAACTTCATCGGCTCGCCGTCCGTGAGCCCGCCCTCGCTCACCTCGTTGATCGAATCGGGCACCGCGCTCGCCTCGTCGAAGATGTAGAACGAGGTGGAGTTGGCCGCGTGCTGGCCGGCGAAGGCTTCGCTGTTTTCCTCGTCGCACGTCTGCGCCGAGCAGAACCACGACTCGGGGTGCTGCTTGTGATACATGCGCATCGCGCCGCGGCCGGTCGTGATCTCGAACCAGGGCGCGGTGATGCACTTCTTCGTCCACTTGATGATCTGCGCCCAGGTCTTCGTCGAGAGCTGCGTGCTGGTGTTCGCCGTGACGGTGCCCTGCGCGTACGGGCGCGTCGACATGATCCAGTCGACGAGCCACGCGACGAGCGCGCTCTTGCCGATCCCGTGGCCGCTCGCTATCGCCTCGCGTATCGGATCGACGGCGTGCGCCCCATCGAACTTGCGCGCCGACACCTTGCCCCCGAGCTCCTCGAGGAGCTGGCACGCCCAGGCATCCGGCCCGTACTCGACGCCGTAGACGAGCGACCAGGGCTCTTGCAGCTTGACTAGCTGCAGCGACTTGTCGGTGTCCCACGGGTAAGCGTAGAGCACGAACCCGAGCGGGTCCGCGTGGAACCTCGCCATGTCCTCGGCGAGGAGTACGTCGGTTTCCCTAGACAAGCGAGCTCGAGCGATCGCGCGCGGCCGAGATCAGTGCCGCCACGTCGCCGCCCTCGAGCTTCAACTTGTCGTTGAATATCGACAGGTGGCGGCCAATGAGCTCGGCCGCCTTTTCCTTGTTCCAGAACTTGACCTTGGTCTTCGTCGCGCCGAGCGTGGGCATCTCCTCCACCTCGAAGCTGGCGATCGCGCGGCGCGCATCGAGCGGGATCTCGTGGAGCGACTTCACGCACCCGACCTCGTCGACGTAGTTCAGCGGGTCGGCGCGCAGCATGCGCAGGAGCTCGAGCAGCACCTCGCCGGCATCGATCTCGAGCTTCTTGTTGCGCCCGGCGGCGAGTGCCGCGATGCGATTCTGAATCTCAGGCTCGGCGAGGAGCTCCGATGCGGTCGTCGCCGCGCGCTCGGCTGAGTAGCCCGCGGCAGTCGCGGCGTTGGTGCCGTGCAGGTTCCTCGCGATGTACTCGCGGCAGAAAAGTTCGCGTCGCCCTTTGAGCTCCATACCCCGGAATCTTCCGGGTTGTCGCTCCCTGAAGCGTACGGTCTACCCGACGCGCTTGAACCTGGCCGGCGTCTGGGCCCGACGGCGGCAGGTGATGATGTCGCCCGCAGCGCCCTTGCTGATTTCGAACTTCCTGGCGATCTGGGCGACGGTCAGGCCTTCCTCGGCCAGCTGCCGGATCAGGTCGATCTCGTGGTCGCTTAATTTTGCACGCGGGTGCGACTCGCCAATCCTTCGGCCCGATTCGTTCACTGCCACGATTCTCTTCACCATGCTGTTTTTTCCCAGTTGTTGATCTCACCTATCCTGTGCTGCGCTGCTATCCACTCCACGGTAGTGGAATAGCACGCTGCAGCACTAGGGGTATAGGCCAAGCTCCTATATCCTCTTAGGGGGATAGGAGCGGTCACACCAGATCCTCGGCGTCGATGCTTGCCCACTCTTCCATCACCCGCTGCGTCCACTCTGCGAGCTCCGGGTAATAATTTACAAGTGCGCCTCTGTCCCTGCTGCGCGCAAATCTGCGCTCGGCGTTATGCCAGCCCAGCCAGAAGCTCACCTTCCCGTGCCTCGC